TATATTCAAAGTTGAATAAAAAAGCAATTAACGTGTTGTGTCTGTCCGGGGCCCTAGATCCTCTGGCCGATGCCCGCTTTAACGGATGCAAACACTTTTGGAAATCGTGTGTTGAGTCTAGACCAAAGAACGCCAAGAAGCTAGAGGAGAACATCAAAGAGTTTTCAGATGAGAATGACTTTTTGATTGAGGAGAAGATCGACCATGTTTCTTCACTGACAGGTATCTTCCCTTTCAATCTTGTTATGACAAAGGCTATCAGAGAATCGATTAAAAAGTATATGGTGCCTTCGATTAGTTCATGGGACAAAGACTTAGGTGTCGCTTGGTTCATCCCAAGAGAGATCGTGCCAAAGAAAACCAAGCACGGAAAACCTTATTGGATCGTGAAGGTGATCGATGACGCATCCACTTCGGTGTCGATTAAGTGCTGGGGCATACGTGATGGAGATCAAATTCATCTTAACCGGCCCTACGCAGCTAAACTAGACCACAGCGAAGACTGGGGATTTAGCACCAGGTCGATTGGACATACATTTAAATTGCTAGGATAAACAATGGGAAGCTTAAAAAGAAAACTGGAACGAAACCAGGAAAAGAAAAACAAGAAGGCGACAGAGAAGAAGATGCAAAAGCAACTTATGATGTTCGACAAGCTTGAGGATCACTGCGCTGCTTGTGAAAAGCCTTTTGACAAAAAATCGAAAGAACATGCGTCGACCTGGAATGTCGTCGTGAGAGAAAAAGAAGATGTAGTCAGGCTTTATTGTCCAGAGTGCTGGGATAAAGCTAATAAATTAATAGAGGAGATTCAAAATGATTTTAGAGTACAAAAAGAGAGAAGGTGCGACGAGCCCGAAGAGGTCGAATCCGAGTGACGCGGGACTAGACGTCTTTTACTGTCCAGCGGATCCAAACATAAGCGCTGCGAAGCTGGATCCTGGCGAGAATCAATTATTCTCCACCGGCTTAAGGTTTGGTGTACCGCATGGATACATGCTGCAGGTCTGTAATAGATCTAGCATGGGAGCTAAAAGATCTTTGATCGTCGGCGCGCACATTATTGATAGTGGTTACGACGGGGAAGTCTTTATCGANTTACATAATATCGGCAAGGAAACACAATTTGTCTCTGTCGGAGACAAGATAGCNCAACTTATTTTNGTACCAGTTGTGCACTTCNGGGCGTTGGAGACAAAGGAGGAGGATTTGTATAGTGAGCCAATTACAATTTCTGAGCGAGGTGACGGCGCACTCGGATCCACAGACAAGAAGACCGCGCCCTCCACAGCACAGTCTGATATGGCCGATCGCCATGGCCTAGGCGACCTGATCAGAAAAGGATGGTTGCCAAATGGATTTTAGACAAACGCATTGCTTTGATGATGTGTTATTAACACCAAAGTATAGTGATATCAAATCTAGATCCGAAGTAAATTTAAGTTCTAATTTATCAACGGGCATTAATCTGGACTTACCAGTCATGTCCAGCCCGATGGATACTGTAACCGAGTCTGCCATGGCAGTTGCCATGCAAAAAGCCGGAGGCTTAGGTATCATTCATCGTTATAACTCTGTGGGACAACAGGCAGAACTTGTAAGAGGCGCCATAACTTCTGGAGCAAAATATGTAGCTGCGGCTATCGGTGTTACTGGCGATTATGAAGAGCGCGCTTGCATCTTGTATGATGCCGGCGCAAGAATCATTTGCCTTGACATCGCACACGGTCATCACGCCATGATGAAGTCTGCGATAAAGAATCTCAAGAAAGTATTCGGCGATGATGTTCACATTATGGCAGGAAACGTTGCCTCGTTAGAAGCTTTCGACGATTTGTCTAAATGGGGAGCGGACTCCATCCGCGTTGGAATTGGCGGAGGCTCAATTTGCTCAACCAGAATCGTAACCGGCCATGGAGTACCAACCTTGCAAAGTGTTCTTGATTGTTCCCGGAGTGTTTACGACACAAAAATCATTGCAGATGGCGGAATTAAAACCACGGGGGATGTTGTCAAAGCTATAGCTGCGGGTGCAGATTTCGTGATTGTAGGTTCGATGTTGGCGGGAACTAACGAGACCCCGGGCGCGGTTTTAACAAACGTTTCTGGCGAAAAGTACAAAGAGTATAGAGGCATGGCTTCGAAAAAGGCTCAACATAGTTGGCGAGGCAAAAGCTCCACACCAGAGGGCGTGGCCACCACAGTTCCTTACAAAGGCTCCGTCAAACACACTCTTCAAGACATCGACGGTGGCCTGAGAAGTGGGCTTTCCTACAGCGGGGCCAGAACGATCAGAGAGTTTCAAAACAAATCAACTCTTATTCTGCAGTCCGGGGCTTCTCAACTAGAGAGCAACACACATATTCTGTGGAGAAATAAATGAAAGACCCTACAGTGCCGGCAGTCGAGGATAGAAAGAAGTTCATGTTTTACGACACAGAACAAAACCAAGCAAAATTAAAGATTAGATGCGCATACGATGGCATGTCACAATCACAATTTTTCAGAATGATGCTGGCGGGATATGTTGAAGGCGATGAAAACATAATGTCCTATGTTAAAAAGTGTAAAGAAAAGCACGGCATGCAAGGACAACAAAAGAGAAACAAGATAGAACAGATAAACAAGGAGAAAAAATCTTTTGAAAAGATGATGGCCCTTGGAGAAGAAGAACTTGAAAACATATTTGACATGATCGAAGAGGAGACTGACCTATGATAAGATGTTTGGAAGCGTGTGAGAGATTAAATGTTGAATGTCCGATAAAAGATTGTCGTTATTGGATAAATTATAAAAGCGAAAACAATTGTTCGTTCGAGAGCATCAACCGCAATAATTCCATGACTCTACGCGAAGTTGGAGAGCGTTTAGACATCAGTTATGTGCGCGTAAAACAGATACAAGACAAAGCATTAAAAAAAATTAGTCATTTATTAAAATAAAATGCTAATTACAGTGTATGCTTTCATAGCATTTTTAGGAGAAAAAACATGAAAAAGCAGCTTTTAAAAGAATCAGAGATTCGTAGAATGATGAAATTCGCCAACATTGGGGCCTTAAGCGCCGGTTTTGTTGACCGATTAAATGAGGCCTCAGAGATGGAAGAGGACCTTGATGAGAGCTTAGCCGAGGCTGAGCTTGAAGAAGAGAAGTTGGAAGAGGCGGTACCTCCCGGCGCCGCCGATGAATTCGGACCTGAAGAGGCCGAGGAGAGTGCTGACGTAGTGGACATCGATGACATGGACGTCGACGTAGAAGAGGAACCGGCTGTCGATGGAGAAATGGAGCTTTCCCCAGAGCAGGCACAGGTGATTATTGATCTTGGCAACCAACTTGAATCTGCCATGGGCGAAGAAGAGGAAGAAGATGTTGATCCAGAAATGGACATGGATATGGACATGGATATGGACGCCGAGGAAGATGAGGCGCCACCCATGATGGAAGAGGATTTAGTTAACGAGGTCGCTCGCCGAGTTAGCCGCAGAATCGCCGCCCTAAGAGGGTAACAATAAAAAAGCTGTTTTTATGAGGCAGGCCGGAAGGCCTGTCTTTTTTTTTTGAAAAAGGATTATTTTATGGAAATCGAGAGCGCGCTTTTAATGTTTTTTTCCGGAGTCATCGCACATGCGTTCGGAATAAGATTATTCAATATTTGGAACAAATCGTTAATCTACAACACAACGTATATTAGTTGTCTAGCTATTTTAAGAATGGCAGATAGTATGGCGAAAGAGATACTTAAGGCCGCGGAGCCTGAAAACTATGAGTCAATCGATACTGCCTTTGACTACTGGAGAAAGATATCTTTACACTCCCTAAAAGATATTCTTTCCGACAAGGTGTGGAAGCAGTTGTGTTACACAGACTGGGACAAAGCAATGAGAACAATTTCAAAGTTAGAGCGACAAGGAGCAGAAACTAAGAATGACATTTAACAAAAAACGCTTTTCTGAGGAAGAAAAGAAACAAGAAGAACAAGCACCAGAAGAGATGTTTGCTACTTTAATGACAGAGTCTCCACGACCAGAGCTAAGAATGACGGGCATTTACGGCGACGTTACCGAAGATAGATGTTCAGAGGCCGTATACGGTTTGATGGCTCTGCATCTGACAGGAACAGAGAAAATGCTGGCGGACCCTGAAGACGAAAATTCAGAGATCATTGAAACTTATCAACCCATTGATTTTGTTATCTCGTCCCATGGAGGCTTAGCTGCTGACATGTTTTCGGTTTACGATGTTATACGAGATCTGCGGGACAGAACTCCAATTCACACCAAAGGCTTAGGTAAAGTTATGTCTGCCGGTGTGCTGCTTTTGGCTTCTGGCACAAAAGGCGAGAGGCGTATAGGCAGATATTGCAGGGTTATGATTCATGGAGTTATGGCCGGCCAACATGGCTATCTTGCTGACGTTGAGAATGAGTTTAAGGAGACTCGCGCAATCCAAAGAATGTACGTCAAAGCGTTGGCTGAAGAAACCAATATGTCTGAAGCTTATGTTAGAAAACTAATGAACAAAAAGACAAATGTTTATTTAGACGCAGAGGAAGCAGTAAAATTGGGAATTGCAGATATTATTTTCTAATTATATAGAGGTATTAACATGAATAGTAAAGAGCTAGAGTATATTAAAGAAAACTTTTTTCAAGAAGATCTTGATTTAGGCGTACTTTTTGAAATGATTGAAGAGGTCGAAGGCGAAGATGTGGAAGCCCAGAGTAGCGCGAAATTCAGCGCTGCCAGGTTTTACAAAACAGCTCTTAAATCTTTCGATGCTCCAACTGAACAAGCCGGCAAGATAGGGACGGAGGAAAGACAAAACTTTCAAAAATATATTACTAGAAATGTCAGAGGCACCACACTAGCTGAAAAAATTAGCTCGATTAACGCGATCGTTGAAGGCGGGGTACAAGGTGAGCCTAAAATATCTGAAATTATGGGATCCCTAGGTGCCGTAAAAATGTTACAGCAAACCCTAGACGATTTTAATGAATCCACCGCTGGTTTTTTGTTTGAGGCCTTCCTCTCTGGCCTTCTTCAAGGTACACAAGTTACTGACAGGGTTGGTGGATCTCTACCGATTGAGGACTGCATGTTTTTTGTTGATCCAAAGACCGGCGCCGGCGGCCAACCTGTCAGTCTAAAGTTGCTATCACCCAAAACGAGAATTGAGGGAAGCATTCCAAATCTATTGGCTTTTTTCCGAAGACCAGAGATCGCCGCTGTGGCAGAGGAAAAAGGAATTGAATATATCGTGGCCACGAAAACAGTAAAAAATGAACTTGACATCTATTCTTTTAATATCAAGCCAAGCAACTTCTTTTACTGGATTGAGGAGAAATATTTTGATTTTGAATCGTATGCACGAAGCTCTGAGCCTGACGCGCTCCTGGAGCAGAAGTCGTTAGAGCAAGTCGACAGCGCGAAAAATGACTGGGAAACCTTCTTTCTTCAAAGAGCACCCATGTTTGGTTTAGACCCTGCACAGGTGACGTTTAACTACGAGTGGAGATCAGCTTCGCGCGATTGGAGAAAAGTTGTTAGTCCCCCCAGTTCTTCAACCAGCACTCGCGCAGCTGGACAGAGTGTAAGAAGAACCGCTGAAATAATATTAAGTCCATTGGCAAAAAAGAAGTTTGAAAGCTGGAGGGTGAGTGGCTTGCGCGTTCCGAGCGACACAGATCACCTGGAAACAGACCGGCTAGAAGCAGAATTCATGTCAGAAGACCCGCAGGTCTCAATGCAGGCAGCTAAACAGCTGGCTATAATTGGAAAAAATAGGCTTATTGCGTATTTTGACTCGATTGAGCACGTCGGTGAAACTGTACGTGAGTTTGCAGGGCATATTCAAAGATGGTGGGCGCTTAACAAAAGAGGAGAACAGCATGTTGATTCCGATGTTGTTGCGTCACTGCAAGCACTGTTAGAAGATGGCTCCGCGGAATCAATAATAAGGTGGTCTGAAACCTTAGCCAGCATTTTGACTGAAAATCAGTTCGATGTCCACCCAGTTAGAGTTAGGTCGGAAGGCACCATTTACGGCTCAATAAATGTCAACAAACAAAAGATTTACAGAACACTACAGCAGTACAGCAGCCAACTAGCAGAGTTGTGTGGGCCAATTTACGAGGAGCTAGAGCGCTTGTCTGGATATATAAATGGCTATTTCCTGCAGAACAGGGTCGGTGACGCCTTCAAGGCCCAGGCAACTGCTCGCGGACTGGCTCAATATACTGATAAGTTAGTTGAAAAAACTACAGATAATACTTAAATATCTTATTGATTGGTCTTATAATGTTCTTATACTATATTCAGAGAGGTATATATGTCAAAAGTCTATTCTAGTGATTTAGACTTACAACAAAAAATTCTTAACGGTGTTAATAAGCTAGCCGACAATGTAGCTGTAACGCTCGGTCCGAAAGGGCGTAACGTTATTCTTTCTAGAAAAGAAGGAAATCCGGTCATCACAAAAGATGGTGTTACTGTCGCAAACTTTGTAGATCTAGAGGACCCTATCGAAAATGCGGCAGCAAAGATTTTGAAGCAGGTCGCTTCCGAAACAAACTCACATGCTGGTGATGGCACCACGACCTCTACAGTTCTAGCTAGAGAGATTATCAGAAACAGCCAGAAATACTTAATTGCTGGAAGCTCACCTATTGAACTTAAGAGGGGCATGGACAAAGCAGCAGACAAAATAGTGTCAAAAATTAGGGACATATCTAGGCCAGTGGACTCTCTTGAGGATATCGAGAGCATAGCTACTATTTCTGCCAATAATGATGAGAAAATAGGCAAACTAATCGCTTCTGCGGTGGACAAGGTAGGGCATGAAGGCTCGATTCTTATTGAAGAAGCTAAGTCCATGGACACAAGCTTGGATCTTGTTGAAGGGTTTCGGTTCAATGCTGGTTATTTTGCGCAAGCATTTGTTAACAACGAGAGAAAGAACTCTGTAGAATATGACGAAACACTAATTTTTGTCACAGATCACAAGATCGATGCGGTACAAAAGATTCTTCCTGTTTTAGAATTAGCCGCTCGTGAAAGCAAACCTTTGCTGATCGTGGCGGAACAAGTTGAAGGACAAGCGCTAGCTGCTCTTATCATGAACACCCTAAGAGGCACCATGAAAGTTGTAGCAGCTAAGGCGCCAGAGTATGGTCAAGAACGTATCAGCATTATGAAAGATCTTTGCACCGCGACAGGCGCGACCTTCTTCAGCAGGGCATCAGGCCGAGCGCTCGAAGAAATAAAGCTATCTGATTTTGGTTTGTGCAAAAAGATTGAGATAGTGAAAAACTATACCACTATAATGGGTGGCACTGCTGATCATGAAGAGATAGAGAAAAGAATTGAATCCCTCAAGAGTGAGATAAAACAAACGGAGGATATAGATGAGTGCCGCCTAATACAAAAAAGAGTTACTCGACTTGCTGCTGGCGTTGCAGTAATCAAAGTTGGAGGAGCCACAGAAGTAGAGATGATTGAAAAGAAACATCGAATTGAAGATGCTCTCGAAGCAGTTAGATCCGCTCAGGAAGAGGGGGTTGTCCCTGGTGGTGGTACCACGCTTATAAGATGCGCAGACTTTACTTTGACTTGTGAAGACGAGGATCAGCAGATCGGCGTAGAGATTGTAAGAAAATCACTTCAGGCTCCGATCAGACAGATGGCGATCAACGCTGGCGAAAGTCCAGATCTAATAGTTGACCGCGTGCTTAACGCTGACGGTCCGGGCTGGGACTTCAAGAAAGGTGAACTAACAAATATGTTGAAGTCAGGCATCATAGATCCAACAAAGGTGACAAGGGTTGCTTTGCAAAACTCTGTTTCGGCCGCTTCGACTCTTGTGACGACAGCTAATGCTATCATCGAGGAATAATAATGAAAGTTAAAGTTATGTATACCGTGCAGTATGAAGAAGTGCCAAGCGTCGTGAACGAATTAGTAGAAAAGTGTCGCGACGATCTAAAGAAGGCCAGCCAGTTTAAGTTTGATATCTTAGACCCGACACGGACAGAGGGTGAAATAACAGCTTTACAGGAAAAACTGAGCTTATTATCAGCTCAACTTGAAGACTGTTTAAACCTTTCTCGTGGGTATCTAGATGTAAAAAAAGATCTGATACAAGACGAGGCAAGAATTCAGCAGAGCAAAAGCTCAGGAGAGATCAAAAATGAAGAAAGCGAATAAAGGAGACTTGGTATATGTGCCCTCAAGTGTTATGTTATACACCAATGACGAACAAGGAGCGGTGCAGAAGATCATGAAGCTTAACAAGCCGGCTAGCTTGTTAGTCATGTCTGTAAATGATCGCGCTTATGAGATTCTATACGAAGGCGAAAAATGGTTGGTAGACAAAAACAAAACTTACGAGGTGAAGATATGATAAAACTAACTGAAGTGAAAACAGACCCCACACAATATGATCCGATGGCAAAGGAAAGGAGCACTTCTTACTCCTTGAAAGCTGTCTATATTAATCCAAGATTTATTGTTTCTATGACGGACAATGAAAAATTTAATTCTTTGCATGAGTCGAGCGTGATTATCGATGATTTATCACCCGAGGCTAAATTTACAAAACTCATCGTTGCGTCTGGTCCCCATGGTGTAGCCCACTACGATATCTTGGGCGCGCCGGAACAAAATCTAGAGAAGTTGACGGCGTAATAAAATGAAGTATGTTTTATTCATCAAGGAGAGCTGTCCGTTTTGTATCAAGGCAAAAGAAACCTTAAAGCAGAGTGGGGCAGAATTTAAAATTGTTAATTTTGAAGAGGACCAAGCAGGTATCCTACAAGAAATTAAGGAGGCCTACGAATGGCCCACGGTACCGATGATTTTTCAGGTGAAAGACGATACCTCTATAAACTTTATAGGTGGTTTCACTGATTTGGAAAAACATCTAGATGAGTGATAAAGACCCTGCGCGCACAGTACTCACTCAAGACTTAATCAACATCTCTTTAGATAGTAACGAAAGTCTAGATATACTCCTGGAGCTAATCAAGGACAAAGTCGACGAAGGTGAGCACTTAAGAAATCACATATTTTCTACTATGTGTGAATTAGTTTGGCTGAACTCCTACATACTTCTTCTTTTAAAAAAAGATATGCAAGATTTAACCTTCAAAGATGAAGACCAGAAGGAAGTTGTTATACCAAAAACAACTCTGGATGCGCTACTATCATTAATAGTTGCACGTCATGCCGCCACAGATGAACTTAATAGTTTTTCTTGTTCTTTGAGCCTTCATTGAAGTCTGGTGTCTGTATAGGGTTGTTATATTTTTTAGTTGGAAATATAATTGCATGGTTCCAGTTCAATGCTCAATTTGTTTGGACGTGGTGGAGAGACAAGCCACTGGTTTCCAATTTTTTGTTCGCAATACCGATGGGCTTTTGTTTTTGGCATGCGATTAAAAATATCGTTGCTGAAACAGGAGAGTTGTGGGCCTCAAAACTTTTAGGTTTTGGAGTATCAAACTTTGTATTTGCAATAATGACATATATATTTCTTAAAGAAAGTATGCTTACGCCAAAAACGTTAGCGTGCCTTTCTCTGGCATCTATGATAATTGCAATACAAATACTATGGAAATAAACTGCATTTTCCTATAGCAAACCGAGATGCTTTGCCTTTCATGCCCCTATTTATTAATGAGGAAGACACTGTGAAATATGTTGAAGACAAGAAGAAACTGTCTAAGCAGTGCAAGCCCTGCGAGTCTATACGACATGGCAAGATTCTAGGTAACCGCCTACTAAAAATAATAGAAGAACACGGAGATGCCGTCGGGCTAGCCGCTAATCAAGTCGGTGTTGATGTGGCTGTTTGCGCCGTAGCCGTTGTAGAGCCAATTGTCTTAATTAATCCAAAAATTATTAATCAGTTTGGAAAAAGCTTTTTTCAAGAAGCTTGTCTCTCTTTCCCAGGTGACTATATTTTAACTGAAAGATGGACCAACGTGATGGTCACAGCAGACAATCATAATCGTGAGTTAATCTTCTCTTTTGATAAAAACGCCCTAGAGTGTGTTTGTGTGCAGCACGAAATTGACCACCTAAATGGCATCACAATGTTCGATAGAGCCGTAGACATGGAGAAATTAAATGGCAAAAACTAATAACACTATTATTACCGAGACGTCCAATAAGACAACAAAACAAGGCAATGGAACTTACAGCAAGAAAACAAGTTCCGGCGGTGAGACTTTTTTTGACGGCGCGCGCTCAGGTACCCCACCAAGCAAAGCTCACCGCCGCAAAAAGCCATATAGGGGCCAAGGTAGATGAGCGAGGAACGTCCTTTTTTACAAATTCCGCTTCCCACTGAAGAAGAACATCGTCTCTTCGAGGAATGGGTCCGACGCGAAAATAAGGACGATGATGATCAAAATGAGAACGAGCACATCGTAATCATAGATATATGAAGGAGTGGTACAGTGCGTGTTTACGTCCCTGACAAAAAACAAGATGTAATAAACGAGGTGCTGAAAGAGCTGTACCTTCTCAGGCAATCCATTGATTATCAATCAGGCACAGCTGATTCTAAGCTAAAGTTGATTGATAAAATTCGACGCCAACTTAAGACTCTTTTAGAAGAGTAATGTGTTTAAAACAGATTAGTTGGTTACTATATTAAGTGTAAGAGGTAGTTTCAATGAAATACTTAATCAGCTTACTTGTGCTAGCAGCATTTATACTCCCAATCTCATGCCAAAGTTGCACGAGATGGAAACGACAAATCAACTTAGACGTTGACATTTCTGGGATTGTTGTCGAAGACAAGCTAAGACCAGGACAACTCACTGATATCGACATCAAGTTGCTAAAAGACTATGCGGAGCTTCTTCGCCAACAGGACGGCCACTCTTTTGATCAAATGGGCGGTGAGCCAGAGCTGATGCGTAGAGCACGACGTGGTGACATAAACATCGATGCGGTTAAGGAGATACTGAAACTAGAAACGAAAGCTGAAGATCACACAGATCTTGACAACACAATTTCTTGCAAGGAAGGTGATAAGTTGGCGGTGGATTTGCGTATTTTGTACCCAGCTGTCTATAACTACATCATTAGACAAGCGAGAGTGTAGAAATGTTTACTTTTTATTTCTCGTGAGTATATTTATAGTTCATAATTCGCAAAAGGAGATGATTATGAGATTTTTCTTAACGGGGCTTTTCCTGTTCGCGTGCCTGCTGGCAGCATGCAGCGATGATAGCGAGACTGATTGCCAACCCGGCGAGCAGGCTCGCACAGGGGATGCATGGTCAGAGACATCAGCTGATGTCGTTGTAGATACCGCAACGACGGCAGACGTCACTGAATCAGAAGTGCCCCTTGACACCACAGATGTGGTAGCTACTGTTGATACTACCGAGTCGGAAGTAGATACAGAAGCAGAGAGTGACCCTGACCCTGATCGGTCAGAGCCTTAGCCTACTGGGTGGCCCTTGCGGCCACCCTTTTTTTTGGCCGAGTGGCGGAATAGGCATACGCAGCAGACTTAAAATCTGTCGCCCTTAAGGGCTTGTGGGTTCGAGTCCCACCTTGGCTACCATTACATCGCGGGCTCTTAGCTCAGTTGGTTAGAGCCCCCCGCTCATAACGGGGTGGTCCTCGGTTCGAGTCCGAGAGAGCCCACCAAACAAGGAAAAACTATGTACAATCTAGGATACGCATGCATAAATATGCAACTTTCATACCCCCAGGAATGGGGCGGCAAACCACGCGGTGTTGAGCGCGTGACAACCAACCGGTCAATGATCCGTAAGACCTTCCTTGAGAAAGGTTTACCTTTACAATCTTGATTTGGATGTTATGTTAGAGTGTAAGCACAAGGAGATTGGGCTTTACAAGATGCGGGAACTTATGGAGACACCATGAAGAATGACAC